TGGCCTCCGCTGATCTGTATGCTTCCGCCTTGGGGAAGGAACAGTTCATTCATCAGATCATCACCTTCTGCCGTCGGTTCGGGTCGCGTTTGGTTATGAATGTGCCGTACAGCGCGAGCGTGCAGGCGACGAGTGGGCTGATGTCGATGTCGGTGCCGAGCTTGTTCCAGCCGATGGCTCCCGAAGTGCCGATGTTCCTGGTCGTCGCGTTGGCCACGGCCACGTCCAGCGCCGGCTGCATGTCCTTGGGCAGGTGCGTGAGCGTCCCATCCCGGAGCATGTCCTGGAACCGTCCGCACGCGCGTCCCATGTCGGCGGCGTTGGTGGTGATGACCTTGACATGGCGCTTCTTCAAGTCGGGCAGCAACGCCATGGCGGGGGATTGCCCGTCGATGACCACTGCGGCGGTCCTGTCCCATCGTTCCGCGATCCAGTCAACCGCCCACGCGGAGCCTTTCGACTGCGTCGACTCAAAACTTCTCAACTCGATGTGGGCCGTGCCGTCAGCATGTTTGATGCACCCGCCGATGGCGAGCGAACTTCGGTCGGGAGGCATGTCGATCGCGTAGCCGATCAGGCCGTTCTTGTCCGGTTCACTGATCGCCGCTGATTCCCAGTCCTTGGCATTGATCGCTGACACAGATGCCGTTTCATCCCATATGCCAAGCGCCTCACGCCGGAAGCTGTCGTCGCCGAGCTGCCGGCGCATTCGCAGCATCGCAGTTTCACTCGTTCTTCCCGGGAAACTGGGGTTGGCCTTGCGCCACTGATCCTCATCGTCAGGGGAGGCTTCCTTGTCTGCGGAGAATTCGACGTAGATCATGTCATCTGCACCGGCGAGCGCCTGTTCGCGGCGTTCACGGAAAGCCTCGGATGGGTCCTCTGGTCGCGGCGGCGTTCCCATGTAGATCACGAGGGCGTTGCGCGACGTGTTGGCCGCGGGGACCATGTCGCTGATGGCGCGTTCCGTGAGTATCTGAGCCTCGTCGAAGATGAGGATATCGACGGCGTCGATGCCTCGACCGAAGCCATGCTCCCTAGCGCCGAACATGATTTGCGATCCGTTGGCGAAGCTTATCTGCTGTTGCCCGTTGCCGGCGCGAACCCCGTCCGATCGTGTGGTTCGTGCAAGGTATCGTGCCACGTGTCTGTTCTTTACTAAACCACGGAGATTGTCGAAGGTCCGGTCCGAGGTCTTGCTGCGGTGCGCTGTCCATATGACCGTGAGGTTCGGTATCAGGATGCACAGCATGGTGATGATGGAGCCTACCGTGAACGTTTTACCGGTTTGCCGGCAGATGCTCATGACAACGCCGCCGATCGAGGCCGCGAAGGTGCCGTCCTTGCGCCGTCCCAGCATGAGGGTGCCCAGACCTTGCTGCCAGCGGTCGTAGCTGATGCCGCATTTGGCTGCTTGACTCTCCACCTTTGGGAACATGCTGGTTACGATTCCCGATGGCATGATAAGGTGCCGTGCGGCTTCAGATAGCTTCCGCTCGGAAGCTGATGTCATCGTCAACCTCCATATCGGCCATGTCGTCGCTGCCCTCAGCGGGATCACCCTCGAATTGCTCAAGCTGCCTTGCCGATTGGAGCAGCTGTCTGCTCAGGGCCGGCAGATCACGGCTGCTGGTGGACGGGTTCTCGATTTCCTTTTTCAATCGGCGGACGGTGAGGCGGAGCATGTCTTCATAACTTCCGAGCGGCTCGACCATATCCTCGAAATCCTCACGGCTCAGATCACGGCTTTTTCTTCGCGGCTTTATCCTGTGACGCGGTTTTTGGATTACTGGCGCGGGCGCATCAGCATCGCCTTTTCTTCGTGACCTGCTCGCATTCTTTCTGCAGGCCGAGGAGCAGTAACGCTGATTCCTGCGTTTGGGGATGAACGCGTCGCCGCATTGCGGGCATTTACGTATTTCAGCGGAGATTGCATCATCGTGCGACGTTTTCGCGTTGGATCTCATGCAACCTCCGAAGTATTGGAATCCCGACGATTGCGACGCATGAGACAAAGAGCTCGTGCGACGTTTGACGATCCCGTGGTTAACCGGGAGGGAGATCAGCACTGCACCCGAGGCGGCTGTGAAACGGCCGACGGGGGTACCCGTCCCAGGGTCACCACTCGCCGCTCGTCGCCAACGGCAAAGACGTTGACCTGATATCATCGGCGTGACCTTGCGTGATGAGCTGATGGATGCGTTGACGTGCCCACTCGACCGTGTGGTTGGACCGTATGCGGTTGCACCAGCGATGGGCAAGGAAGCAATTGCCGAAGTCATACGGCGAGCCGCCACGACTGACGGGAATCTTCTCATCGACCTCGGGGCTGCCGGGAAGACCGGCGGGTAATGTCTTATCAACCGGCCTGCCACATAGCCAGCAGACGTCGTAGGCGGCACGCACACGTGCGGATACCTTGTCCCTGCGCCATCCATTGGCGCGTCGGTTGTTCTGTTTGGACATTTCTATCTCATCCAATTACGTTGACGAATTATTGGGGTGAGCGTTCGATAATAGATAAGAAGAGTTCCTGTGTCTGAGTGCCGCGGTTTGCCGGCGGAATGCGCAATTGCCGTAGCCGTCACGATTGCGCTTCGCCATGATGTATAGCCTCCGACTGGTACGAAGCGATCAAGTGAAGAATGACTAGAGAGAGTGGAGATCGCCTTACCAGATTAGATACCATCTTGAAGTATTACGTAATGTGTTTGATCTAAAGTCGATGGGTATCATGAATCGGATGCACACGATTACCCTGTTTGCGTACCAAATATTGAAAAGCGTCCTTTCTTGACATGTTTATGCCCGATCTAAGTTTGCCTAGTAGCTTCCTGATCTACGCAGTTCGCCGTAGATTTCAAGAAATCTCGTGCAGTTAAGCATTATTGTTCGCGCGAATTGTGCAGCTGGTAGTAGTGATGTGGTTAATTTGAAGTCGACTCCAGTAGCTGAATATCTAACGAATCGCGCTTCTGATAACAGTGGTAATATTGATCGGTTCCCATGAAGAAAATCACTACAAACATTCCAGATTATAACACCTTCGATGCTATCAACCCCTCGAAACCTAAACAGATTATCGGCATTTCTGATTATGTCAACTGACCAGATTCTCTTTTTTATATTATGATTTGAGTAATCTGGAATATTCTCGAGAATAGAAAGTATCCTCTTCTTCCTCTCCATAAAAACATCGTTGCTCACCTTAAAAGTTTTGGCTAGATCCACCATTCGGTCATTGTCGTGGTAGGTTAATCGCAGCGATTCCCAAGCTTGTTTATTTCTCTTCCTGATTGAGACTAGCCAAAGAGCGGTAGATGATGTCTCTATTGCGCTTCGCAGTAAGGAATAATGTGCAACAGCTGGCCAGGGTAGAGTCTGTTGGATGTATGGCAATAATTGCTCCAAGCAGTCAATTGATGATTGAATGAGACTCTCAATCTGGCTACTAAACAACACAAGTGGTAGCATTTCGTTCAGTTTTGCGATTCTACTATCTGATTCTATCTGAATTCGATTTGCCCAGTTAATTTTAAAATTACTGAGGTCACGTTGAAGTTCGTCAAACATTTGGACCGATAACTGAATAGCTCTAGCGCTGTCAATATGCTCAAGGGTATTGATACTTGCTGGCCCTAAGGCATTTCTGTCACTAATCACCATATAGTGAATAATATCAGTGTGAAAAGCTTTTCCTGAAGACTAAAGAGATAAATCAGTAAATTGAATCGTAGTCGGTTGGTCTCCATCTATGGAAAGTACCAACACTACTAACTTGCACGTCCACAGTCGGTTTGTCAAATTCCGTCCACAGTCATCTGGTGAACGCCTGCCACACGTCCCACAGCAGATACACGGGAAGGCCGTCTTGGTCGACGGTCACGGGTGTGATGATGCCGCGTCTTTTCCATTCGCTGATGGTCTTGCGTCGTATCGTCACGCCGCATGGTTTGAGGAACCGGCACAGCTCCGCCGCGGTGCCACGCGCGCCGCACGAGGCAAGACGCAGCACCCTGAGCTGCTGCACATCACGCACCTTCAACGTGGTACCACATTTGCATACGGTCCAGCCGCTCTCGATGTCCGTGTCGTCGCACCACACGTCGGCACCGCATTCCTGGCATGAACCGATCATGGTCTTATCGGACGGAGGAGTGAACTGCCTGACCATCTTGTGCACGGCCTGATGCGCCAGATCCATGATCTGCTCGATGTCCGGTCTGGAAGCGAGCTTCGGCACCTGGCGCATGGCCCCCTTGAGCATCGTCTCCTCATCGAAGCGCCGGTAGGGCAGGCGCAGCGCGACCATGAGCGATGCCGCGTACTTCGTGATGTCCTGTAGCAGCTGCCATGCGCCGATGTTCAGCGGTATCGGCGCGATGGTTCTCATACCGCCGCCCGACTGCTTGCCGATCACACGCGACTTCTTCGCGGCGAGGGAACGCAGGATGGGGAGTCCGGTCACGAGGGAATTCAGGTCCGTTGTGAATCGCTTCAGACAGGCGTCGCAGACGGGTTGGGTGGAAGGTTTATGGCAGTGCTGGCAGACGTTCATCTTGTTCCTTAGAAGAATGCGATAAGAGTGAGTTTGACGATTCCGATGACGATGAGAGCGGTGAAGGCAACGCAGATCGTGGTGATCAGTATGTCAGTGGCGATTCTCACCGGTTTCGACTGCTCCTGCTTAGGCTTGTCAGCATTCCAGTTGATGCTTCGATCATTCATGAGTTCTCCTCCTGCACATTTTGGCGAGCGCTGGTTTGGTTGGTGTTGGTTGTGGTGGTGAGTGCTTTGGTGTATGCGGTGGTCATGTTGTCGATGGCTTTTTGGATGTTGCCGGCGAAGGTTCCGAATGCGTCGAGGCAGTGGGTGTCGAATGTTGGCGTGGCGGCTATGTGCTTGTAACGCTGTTTCTGCCATTGGTGTACGGGCGGTTTGCTGATATGGTTGTTCATTTCAGTGTCTTTCTATTGCGATGAGCAGGATGATCAGTCCGATGATGAGGACGGTGAACCATGGGATCCAGTTCATCGGCTGGTCTCCTGGTCTTCGTGGTGGAGGTTGGATTGGACCATTTGCCATAGCATTTCGGATGCGCCGCGGCGTCGATAGGATTGCGAGCCATACCGGTGACGTCCGTGCGGTTCGTCGCCTCGCGTGAGCAGCGCCGTACCGGAACGGTTGGGGACGAGTACATTGTCGATGCCGTTTGGCGTGAGCATCTTGAGACGCAGCTCCTCCGCGAACTCCACGGTCGTGACCAGGAAGTTGTGGTCACCGTAGAACGTGAGACCGTGACCGCTTTGGAAGTCCGCGAGACAGCTTTTGACCTCGTAGCATTCGAACGTCCCCAGCTCCACCGACGCTGCCTCGACCCGATAATTCGGCGTGAACGGCTTGAACGCCACATAGTCTATGCGTCGCTCGGCCTCCGTGCCCTTGTCGAAGCTCACTTCGGCAGCCCAATACATGTGCCGCGAGCGCAGGCGCTTCTCCACAAGACCGCTGAGCATGGCGGTAACGTCACTACGCTTCATTCCGCCACTGCCTTACGCGCGGCGAGGAGAGCGGCTTTCGCGTCTAGGAGGTATTTGTCACGTCTCCATTGCGAGAACTCAACGTCCACGTCTTCCGGAGCTGTAGAGTCGGCGTTCCGTGCCGCCATCGCACGAGCCGCCGCGTCAATCTCCGTCTCCGTAGGTTCGGCATGACGTCCGGCAACGTAGGCGATTCGTTTCGACATCTGATCCTCTTCTATTCGATACCAGAAAGTGGAGCCAGGTTCAGCTTGGTTTCCATAGCGCTTTTCTGCTTCATCTGTCGCAATACTCATGATTCCTCCGTTTTCGTGAACGCGGCGCGAAGGTCGGACAGCATCACGATCTCGCGTGATTTCAACGGCTTCGACAACATCGTTTCCATGGCCAGTCCGGCATCCAGCGTCTTCTGCGCGAGGGAGGCCGTGTCATACAGCACCTCGGTGATCGGATCGATGTTGCCATACTTGTCCACGTACGTTTTCTTCGAAGCGGTCAGCATCATCTTCCTGACGGCGGCAAGATACTTCGCACTCGCCTTCAACACCGCCTGTGCGCTCGGCAGCAGCGTCACCAGCATGTCCGGCGTCACCTCATCGGGTATCAGCGCATCCTGCACCGGTTTGTGTTCACTCATTTCCTGTTCTCCTCCATTTCGTATGGTGTCCAATTGCCTGCATCATCGATAAGTACCCAGCCATGCAGAGCCGTCAGCATGGGTACTTCGGTCGGCAGCACATCGGAAGTGCCCCGCACCAGCCAGCCCATTTCGTACGATTCGGCGGGATGCTCGTGAATGTACCCATGGCATCCCGTGGAACCGGACCCGCACACGTCGATCACGTTGCCCGGCAAATGCAGACCGGGGAACGGATGCGAGCGCATCCTGCGATGATGGCGGCTGAACGTCAGCACGCTGTACAGGCTTCTGCCGCAGCGTACGCAGCAGCACTCGTCGCGTGCGTCCACCAGGTCGCAGGTCGCCCTCGATGGCTGGCTCATGACTGCTCCTTCATCCATACGACCCAGTGCGTGCCCGTCTGTTTGGGCTGCCGGTTGCCGAACAGCGGCCTCTCGTCGGTAAGCGACAACACCTCCGATAGATGTATCCTCGTCTCGTTCCACTTGAATATCAGGATCCCGTTCGGCTCTAATACTCTGAAACATTCGGAGAACATGGATTTGAAATCGGAATGCCAGTGTTCGGTCAGCCGTCCGTACTTCTTGGCCATGTAGGCGGTGGGCGAGGCATTGTCCAGATGCGGCGGGTCCAGGACGACCAATCGGAACGAGCCATCGGGGAACGGCAGGTCCCGGTAGTCCATGACCCTGTCCGGACGCACTTCGAAACGACGTCCGTCGCACAGCTCCCAGCTCTCGTCGCGCACGTCGCCGAAGAGCACCCGCGTATCCCGCTTATTGAACCAGAACATGCGTCCACCACTGGCCGGGTCCAGTATTGTCTCGTTCATCGTTTGCCTCCGATGGTGATGCCTGCGAACAGCTGTTCGTTCAGGTGCATCGCGTGGTCCGGCGTCATGTACAGGATGACGGCCAGGCCGTCCAGATCCTTGAGCACCGTGCGCGCGGTCATGCCGAGCGTGCCCCGCAACGTCGCGCCATGCCTGGTCGTCGCGGTGAACGTGCGTCCGTCGAGATGCTCCGGGCTCATGTGACGCCAGTCAGTCGTGATCATCATGCCGCCTCCCACTCGTCCGAAGCGCCCAGACCGAGATCGGCGAGCGCCTGCGTCTCGGTTTGGCCGTCGTTGAGTCTGCGGGCGAGGTGGCAGGCGAGTTCGTCGGGTTGGGCTTCGTCGACGTCGCGGCGCAGGAGCTTGTTGACGTGGTCGCATTGCCAGGTGTGGGTGTGCGCGGCGTGGGGTTGCTCCAGGGCGAGGCTGGTGAGTTGCATGGGTTTCTCGTTGTGCAGCCAGAGCAGGAACCTGGAATCCCAGTTGCGGCAGCGGCGGTCGTCCGCGAGCGCCCAAAGCCGGAACTTCTCCACGGCGGCCTTGAGGTCGATGCCGTGTTCGGCGGCGAATATCCTGGCGGACACATTCGGCTTCCAGTCCTCGGGAAGCTCGCGTCTCGGCAACTTCGAATCCTGGGTGGTGGCCCCCGTGGGGGCTACAGGGGTGTTTATGGTTTTATCTAATGGTTCGGGTGAACGGTGGTTCACCCCGTGGATACCTCCCCGTTCACCCCGTGACGTTTCACGACCTGCACGCTCGTTCACCCCGCTGGTCGAACGACCTGAACCGTGGTTCACCCCGTCACCGGATTCCTGGCCGGCATCACGGGGTGCACGCTCGTTCACCCCGTCCAATTCCACGTCGATCGCACGCTCCTGAGCCACGCTCATGCCCGACTCCCCGGCAGGTCTCATGCACAGATCCCACACCGTGGTCCTCCTGTCCGCGCGGATATGCGACAGGATCCGCTGATCGCCCCTGCGAATCACACCAGACGCATGCAGATCACTCAAATGCTTGCGCACGCACCTGTCACTCACCCGCGCCAGCAACGCCACCGTGTGCACACTCGGATACGCTCCCGTGCCATCCGGCTTCGCATAATCCGCGAGGATCAGCAGAATCAGCCTGGACGTGACGTCACCGCCCACCGGTGCCTCGCGCAGCGCCCAGCTCGTAGCCTGAACACTCATGGTCTCCTCCTAGAATTCCGGTTCGAAAGCCTGCTCGGCTTCGGCCTGGCTGAATGGGTCCGTTGGCACGCCGGGAATCGGCTCCTGGCGTGGCTTGAAGCCCTGGGATTGGGTTTGCCGGGTCACGGTCGTGGTGGCGTGTCGCAGTGAGGGGCCGATGTCGTCGACGGTGAGTTCCGTCACGCTCCTCGTCTGCCCGTCCGACGTCTGGTACGAGCGTTGAGAGAGCCTGCCGCGGGCTATGACGCGCACGCCCTTCGCCAGGCTCGCGCCGACATGCTCCGCGAGGTCGCGCCACGCGGAGCAGCGCATGAACAGCGTCTGCCCGTCAATCCACTTCCCCGATTGCTTGTCATACGTGCGGGGAGTGGACGCGATCGTGAAGTTCGCGACGGTCGTGCCGCTCCCGATCGTGCGCGTCTCCGGATCCGCGGTCAGATTCCCCTCGATGGTGATCACGGTCTCATCGCTCATCACATCCGTCCCTTCTCAGCAAGCTTCGATACCAGGCGGATGATCTCCCCGCCGTCAGCCGTGTGCACGGCATGGGTGATCAGGCCGATGGGGTAGTCGCTCAACGGCTCACCCTCCAACGCGTCCAGCACCGGATGGGCGCACTGTGCGCAGTAGAGCTCCACACGCTTCGTGAACCGCACGCCGGACGTGTGGAGCTCGTTCAGACGAGTCCACGCATGGGATCGCATGACCTCGAGCGCCGCGGCCTTCACCGCTTTGCGGCCATGGAGCTTGAACTCCTGACGGTCCGATTCACTGAACCTGCCAAGCGGACTGTGATCCGTAATCTTCGGATCGATCCTCATGATCATGATTCCTCCCTTGTCTTCGCATGCGCCTCGTTGGATGGTCCCGCATTCGGATGGAGCCTCGACCAGGCGTGGTCCATCAGCGTGTGGCAGGCGTCAAGCAGTCGCGGCGACTGGGCCACGTGTTCATCGCCGAGCAGACGCATCACCCAGCGGACGATCATCCTGTAGTCACCCGCGTCCATCACGCGCCTCGCTCTTGCGCACCCACTGGCATCGGGCCGTCAGCACGCCGCCACCCCGGTCCACGGCCACATCGCCCGGCATGGGGATCAGCACGACGAGCGGCCACTCCCTGCGCGAGTTGATCTCGCTGATCGTCGCCAGCAGCTCCTCGAACAACTCGGCGAACGACATGCGCCGGCCCTCCGGGGTCAACGGCCACCGGAAATCGGATGATTCAAGCTTCCTCATGGTCAAGCTCCTTCGCCTCGCTCACACCCATCGCGGTGAGCGAATAACGCGCGCAGCGACCATTCGCCTCCGTGAGACCGTTCCGGTCCACGACCAGCACGAAACCCGCCCTGCACAACTCGTTCAGGCGCGTACGGATCGTGCTCTCGCCCAACGGACGGGCCGAGGGATGCTCGCGATGCTGGATGCGCTGCGCCATCCGGTGCACGCGCCATGCCTCGACCGGTGCCGCGTTGTGCCGGCGCAGCTCGCGCAACGCCAGCAACGTCAGCCGCTGCTTGCCCCGCACATTTACCGACACGGCCGCCAGGACGCTCGTCACGGGATCCGCGGACCGCACCGGGGCGAGCAGGTCATCGATCGTCGGCTGCATCACGCTCATGACTCCTCCTCGATACGTGACACCACCATGAGCGGCAACAGCACCACCACCAGGAACGCGACCACATGCACCAGGGGATGAATGCAGGCGTCCGGCACGGACATGCGCACGAACGCCGCCAGCCACATGGCGGCCAGCACCACAAGAACGATCCTGCGAATCACGTAACGCATCAGCGCGCCCCCTTCGGGATGTCGCCCATGTACTGGCGGATCGACCTGACCGACACCAGCGTCGTCTTCGAACCCGGTTCCTTACGGACGCGGATACGACCCTGGCGGATCAGGTTCCTAGTGAAGGCGTCGTCCTTCATGCCCAGCATCAGCGTGGCCTGGTGCAACGGCACCGCCACCTGCATGTTCGCGTTGGACGCCTCCGACACAAGAGTGCGGAACACGTCGACCAGATCGGACAGCGTGGGCTGGTTGACGGTAGACGCCGGAGGCTCGTGGGCTATTGTTGTCTCTGTCATGGGATGGTTCCTTTTCATGACGCCGTCCGTCACCGCTGGTACCGGTGGCGGACACTCAAATGCTTTATAGGGGGATGGTTATGGACGGTGCCGTTATTGCTTCCTGGGTGGGAGCTGCCGCATCTCTCGCCGGTAGCGCTCTCACGGTGTGGTGGCCTTGGAGGAACAGGCCGCAGGCTAGCTGGTTCATTCAGAAATTCGACATGACGCCGGATCTGCTGGCAGCCATGGGAC